TGACTAACTGTACTCTAGCACTATTATCTACATGGGTTACTGCTTTGTAATCATGTTTTGCTTGTGCTACGTACTGCATATACTCGTTCATTGGCCCTTCAAAGTATTCATTTGCATACTCTGATAAAATAGCTGGAGCGAATGGTCTAAAATTCTGCCTTCTCTTAATTCGATTAACTGTGCGCTTAATATCAAAACGCACATCACCAAGAAGACTACGATTCCCCAATGCTCTGGGCCCAAATTCGGCTTTTCCATTTGCTACTCCACATACTTTCTTTTTTAATATCCAATCTACTACTTCTCTAGGGTTTACTTGATGTTGTATGTCTGTCCCAAGAAAAGGACTATACTTTACTTTCTTACCAGTATACGCTAGTGCTGCACCTAAACTACTGCCTGCATCGCCAGGGTTTGGGTAAATCCAAACATTCTTAAAATAGTTGTGTAATATTTTACTATTTGCTACGCAGTTGAGTGCAACTCCACCTGCATAACATAAATTCTTGCCCCAGTTAGCGGCTAAGCCTACTAACTTTTCGATTTCTAACTCAGCATGAGCTTGGGCACTTGCGGCTATATCCTCTGGTCTATGACCTTTAAAATCTTCTAGGGTGAACCCCTTATGCCAATTTGCCCAGTCATTGAAGCAATACTGCATATCTACACATACTTCTCCATATGCCGCCATTCCCATAGTTATATACTCATCTTCGTTTGGCTTCAAACCAATACGCTTAGTAATAGCACTATAGAACAGGCCAATGCTTTTTGGATAAATTTTCTCAAAAACTTTTTTCAATTTTCGATTCTCAACTATCCATATACTGCTAGTTGTCCATTCTCCGATCGCATCAATCACGAGACATACCGCGTCCTCGGTAAAGGGTGAAGTATAGTACGCTCCTGCTGCGTGGCTTTCGTGATGATATGTATGATAATCACATTGCTCAAAGATTTTTGTCGAAACAGGGACTTGCGAATTAGCTATACGTCTCTCGTTCTTTAGCGGTACGTTTTCATAGAAAACAGATACATCTGCGTCTGCATTTCTTAAATGAAGTGGGTTGATTCTGTCGTTCTTTTTTCTACTAAAACGCTCGGCGTGTTTAGCCCAAAGAATCTTGTCTCCTTCAACTAATGCGACTGAGGCGTCGTGAAACCCCTCTGAAATACCTTTAACTACCAATGGTGTATAACTCCTGACATAATAACGAAGCAAGTAAAAAAATTAACGAGCACGATGAGGCTCCTAAATATTGCAACAATATCAGCATCTCTATCAGTTTCGCCACTCTTATCTCCTAGGCTTCTTGCCCACAAATACCATACTTTACGAGCCTTCATAAGGCGGTAAGTCGTCGTATCTATAGAACTTCTTTGTTTCACTATGATAATGCCAACCATTGTACTTATGTTCGCTGCTAGGCTTATCTGATTCTATATATTTATTTTCTTCTTCTACCATTTCTTAGGGAAATCCTCCAATATCTTACTCGTTGGTTTGAAGCACTCTGTGTGTCCTCCAAACTTGTGAGAGGGTTCTAGTTTATCACTTAAGAACTTAGCATGAAGCATTTGTTCCATGTTAAAGACTTCTTCTAATGTAGAAGTCCATGTTCTCTGAATTCTTAAGTCATAACCTTGAAAGCCTCTTGCTCTCTTGATTACATGACGCCAGTCTTTACCAGCGGCAATGCCTACTTTAATTATCTCTCTTTCGTGAGTTTTCTTATTTACTAATACAACGCCGTACAAGACACCCTCTTTCTGTGCTTCGAGAGGGTGATTTTTGAAATAAGTCTCATTATACTTTCCTACAGAAGCCATAAGTAAATTAAGCTCCTGCAAGAACACGAACAACTCCTGACGCCAGTATTACTACTGCTGCTGCGTTCAGAATTATTAACGCTCTATCCTTCCATATAACACCTACTGCTAACCAGCCTGCACAACCTATAGTTGAGAGAACTAAGTCTACAAAGGGGTACGCCTGTCCACCACGAAGTATCATAGCAGTCAGTAAAACTATAGATGATGCCCATTTTATCCACCAAGATATATCAAAGTTTAGCCACGCTTTGTCTATGCGTTTCTGTAGTTGCTTAAGCTTCTTAGTGCGTATTTCTTCTAGATTCATCTAGTAACTCCCACTCATCTAATAATTGTTCAAAGTATTCTGCATCATTCATTTCTTCCATCATTTCGCGGAAGAACTCAAGGTCTGGAATTGTTTGTCCAATAGGTATTTTAGTTATATAAACTCTGTATGCTTTCTCTAATTGTGATTCTAAATACAATAACATTACACTCTCCTCACAACTTTAGGGATAATTTCTCCACTTCTGATAATCTCTACATCACAACCAATCTCTAACATCATTTCATCTATGAAAGCAATATTGTGTAGTGTAGCACGAGAGATGGTTGCACCATTGATTTCTACAGGTTGTAGAATACCCGTTGGGGCTATAACTCCAGACTTACCAGTATTCCACTCTACATCTAATAGTTTTGTAACTACTCCAGCCGCTCTAGTTTTGTAAGCATATGCTCCTCTAGGGTGGTGTGAAGTATATCCAAGCTTCTCAAAAGCACTATATCTATCTACTCGGAATACAATTCCATCGTTTGGGAACTCGTCCCAGTTACCCATAGATATGACATTAAACCAATTATCCATAAACTTCATATCTTCTAGCCATCTTTCTCCAAGATTCGGCTGTAGTCCATATGCAACAAAAGTCAAGTCTCGTTTCTTGAACTCGGCAACATCTTTTAAGTTTAGCGCACCTGATGCATAATTCCTAGAGTTAGGTATACTCTTAGGGGCTACGACTTCTCCTGTGATTTGTCGAACTCCACTAAAAGAATATTTATCTAGTACTGTTGGAACTATGTGTTTTATCTTATCGGTTATATCTAGTCCTGCTTTTCCATCTCCTCTAGTTAAGGCTTGATGATATATACCATCTACATAGGTTACGGACACAGCTGCGCCATCAAGCTTAGTAGTCGTAACTACTGCTTCGTTTCCATAGTCGGGGGCTTTATCTTCTTGTGCAAAGACTTTTTGTAGTGAGAACATAGGGAAGGGGTGTTTAAAACGACTGTCTGTAACTGAGCCCACTTCATCTGTATTAACATTGTCTACGAGGCGATCATACACTTCATCAGGTATGATAGGTCGTCCATTGAAATATGCATCGCGACATTTACTTAAATATGTTCTTATATCTTTATTCATTTGTATATTATACTAAGATTTTAAGGATTTGTCAAGAACTATTTTTCTGGTGTCCCGAGCAGGAGTCGAACCTGCAACCTACGGCTTAGAAGGCCGTTGCTCTATCCGTTTGAGCTACCAGGACATCAGAGAAATAGTTCTATCTGCTTATCCTGTTTTCGTAGTCGGCTGAGGTTTCGTCCCACCAAGAAGGTTTGTCTCGGTACTTCCAGTCGGCAAAGACTGCTTTGTCTTTGTGGTAGAACTCTCGGTAGGCGGTGACGGTATCGTCGTGTTTGCAATCATCAGGCATGGCTTGTGCAAATGGGGTAAGCCCGATGTCGGGGATTGATATTTCTGGTAGCCCCAAGACCATCTCGACAGATTTATGCACCTTGCCGTATCGGTAGGTATACTCCTCTCCCAATGCCAATGCGTAGCAGTAGAGCCAGTCGTAGTTGGACTGGGAGCTCCTAGCCCAGATGGTACAAGGGTGATTATACATAGTAGGGAGATAGGGAAAATCCCTTGGCTCATTCTTTTTCTGAATTGAGACTTTTGCCCATTCTTCTGAGGTGAGCTTCCTGTTAGGTACGTATCCTGCATATTTGTGTGTCCAATGTACTGTGCATAGCATCTGTCCAGCTTCTAGTGGCATCTTGACGATGTGCTTGTCAACATGATACTCTGCGTTTTTGTCTAAATCTTCATCAAGTATAAAAATATTCATACGACTATTATACTAAGATTTTGAGGATTTGTCAAGAATTATTTTTGTGAAACCAAGAAATAAGTACGCGTCGTACTCCCTTCTTTACTTTTGTAACTTCGTGTTTTTGTTCAGGCAAGTAAGTGTATGTTTCTCCTACTTCCATGTCTATATGTTTACCCTCTACTATCATATCACCGCCTTCTAGGTCTCTTGACTTGTATAGAAGCGTAACTTCTGTTTTTAGGGAACTGTCAACATGAGGGGCAGCAAAAGAACCTTTTCTATACTCTATCATATAGCTACTTTCTAATTCAGTATGCTGTCTAGGGCTAAAGTAACAGTTCTGTACATTACCTAGCTTCTCTTTATACTCCAGTTCCCCTTGCGCCTTATAAATCTCCCACTCACGAGCCCAATCGGTCATGTTAAGTGTTTTTTGAGGTATGCTGCAAATTCTTTGTGACCTGAATAGTCACGGTGATGGAACCCAAGTTGTTTTCCGAATTGGTCTAATCGTTTGGGAACTGCATTGACTATGATACTTCTCCATGTATCAGTAAACATCTGATAATAGAGAGAATCTTCTGGCACATCTAACACATGGATATCTTCAACACTATCATCAAATATATCAAAATGTTGAATAAACTTATAACTTATATTCTTTTTAGCTAAGAAATCTTTTATTGCTGTCATGTGGATTGCCCACGTGATAGCGTAGTGAGAGTCAGTATGAATACCTGCTTTACCATCTAAGTCTTCGTTCTTAAAATCGTATGCTCCCATAAGGTCTAACTTATAAGTTCGTGTGGGTCTTGGTATTCCAATGTAAACATGGTCATAGGAATTTAACTCACCCCTATAATAATCTTTCTTTATTAGTAAGTGTAAGTAATCTGCACTCATAGCGGGCCATGTTACAACTCGTGCTTCAGAGTTTAACAAATAAGGGTATGCTGTCCGTAAGTTTCTATGAGCAAACTCATATACACTCATCTTAGAAGCACGACCCATTTTTACGTTCCACATCATTATAGCTTGGTGTAACCCAAGCTGTGCAATCAAATCTCTCTTTTCTCTGAAAGTATTTCGATTAAGAAGTTGGTCGTGGTCGCTTTCATACCCAGCCATATGGCTATCGCCATAAAAATGCTGTTGTCTGTCTATTCGTTGTTTATAAGTAGATTTCATCTAGTTTTTCTTTGAAATGTGTCTCTAGTATGTCTTTCACTTCACTTATGGAGAGAATCTCCACTAATCCATCAAATAATAACTTACTATTCTCAAAGTCAAGAGGCATAGTTACCCCTTCTCTGCTAGGCTTGAATTCTTCGTCAAAGTCTTGGAAATATTTTCTCAATGAGAGGTACTCTACATCTCTAAAGGTATTCACAGTAAGATAAATCTTTTCGTGTTTTTCTTTATTGTAGTGTATTAACTTCTCAAAGAGGGCGGGGGCTTCATGTAGTTCTATCATTCTTTAGTATCGCTGATAAAGGAACTATAGAAGTTACGTTTGCAGGCGTTAGTAGCCTGTATGAATCCGTATCCCAGCAAAACAATAACACCTGACCGGCGGTTGGCTTTGCTCTATTTCTCTTGGACTGTATATATTTATTGTCGAAGTCAAGGGTACAGACGTTATACTTTAGTCTACGACTGTTCTGACTCCTATAAGTTATTATCGCATCGCCATGTTTTTCGACTTGCTTAATAAATTCATCTTTCTTCATGAGTTCCTTTTAGGTTAAAATTGTATTCTACCAAGAACCCGATGGTTAAAACTGTGAGGTGATTCCTATACCCGTAAAAATACGCTAGAAGCCATATAGACTCCTAGCGTCCTGAAGGTAATTAACCGTTTAGTTTAGCAATAATTTCTGCAAAGTAGTTAGCAGCCTTACCTGTTAACTTACTAATGATAGCGTCGTCTGCTTCCATACCCGCGTCAGAGATTGCATCTTTGACTGCTTGTTGGGCATCTGCAACAGATACTCTACCACCGCCACCGCCGTTACCACCTGAAGTGGATTTAGCAGCAGGAGTTTTCTTTACATAAACACCAGCTTTAGTCAAAATCATTCTGACACCATTTGGGCTCTCACCTAATTCGGCAGCTATTTCTTTGACAATCTCCATACTGTTATCTGGAGTCGGTTCTTCTGCAGTATACATCTCTACTGCCTGAGCTTTTGCTTCGTCTGTCCAAGCCATTTTTCTTTTCCTCGTAGTTTTTCCGTAAATGTTTTCGTACTCGTTAAGAGTTCGTGTGTTTCTGTAGCCAGGACACCACCCTGTTGCTTCTAGCATTTGGTTGTAATATCTGTCGCTCATACACTCTCTTTCTCAATTTATACATCTATTATAACGATAATCAAGAGCGAAGTCAAGAACTATTTTTTAAAACCTATACCCGTAGGTGTCTAGGTCGCTCTGTGCTATGGCTTCTATACGCTTCTTCAGCTCTTCCCCATACCACCTCTTATAGTCGCTACTATACATTGACTCGAGCTTAGTCAATGTATCTTTGTCAGGGGTAATCCCCAACGCTTCAGAATCCGTTTTCCATGATTCTAAAGTAATGACTGCGTCACAGTCTTTGTAGAGTTCGCACTGGGGAGTAATTTCATTACTGTCTAACCACTGTGCTAATGTGCTATATCCCCAACTTGCTTTATACAAACTAATAACCCTTTCAAAAGGATTACGAACTATTCCAATATTTTTATCGCTGTCTGTTAAGATAAAACGTTTCACGCCTTAACTCCCGAGCCAAGGTTTTACAATCATCTACTTTATTGGGTAGCATATTGTCTCTTGAATCTAGTTTATCTAATTTATCCAGCAATGCTATTAGTTTTATATTACATTGAGCTACGGTATGTTGAGCCTTCATGAGTTTTTAAATTCTTTTAGCGCCTCTGATTTCTCGTGCGCTTCCATTAACTTAGCAAGTTGTGTATCTATTGCTTCTAGGACTTCAGGGTGTTCGCCAATCCCATTTGGGTTTCTTAAATATATTTCTATATTAGCAGCGGACTCCTTCATGACTCCTTCGTATTTTGCCCTTAGGGCTTCTAGTATAATTCTTCTCATAGTTCTATTTTTAATAAGTTAGTAACGTATCCTCTGACAAAGATGTCTCGTTGTCTATCAGAAAAGCATGTAAAAATAAGAATAGGTACAGTAATAAAACTGCCTATCGCGAATATAACCCACACAACTGGCCACCATCTATAGGTCATAGCTGTGTTGTCCATTTCTCCTAATATCATCATACTAGGATAAAAGACTCTGTATTGTGTCATTACCCAAGTGGTTAACCAAAAGGCAAGAAATACTTCAAATTGTGACTCCATATTGCTCCAAATGCTTTAGACTCCCTAAGTCATAAGATAAAGCAAATGAGTGATATCCCATTTTGCTTCCGTCTAACCAAGGAAATAAAGTATTTGAAGTATCGCAAGGAGTCAGAACATATATCTGATAACCCTTGGCTCCATATTTCTTTACATAATCAGTACTACCCAATCCAGGCATTGATGCTTGATACTCTAGTGATTGCTCTTTTTTAATAATTGCAATACTATTATCTCTTGCTGCCCAGACTTTTTCTCCATCTTGAAACTCTTCAGATACGCATTGTTCTGGTAACATAATATCGGTTGTTCTACTGTAACCTGCTGATAACTTTTGAGGTATACCAACTCTGTCTATAATAGCTTTCACAAATGCATTAGAACGATACAATCTAGTACTTATTTCAGAGATGTTATCTCCATCTAAATAGTACTCAATAACTGATTTTATTTCATCACGGGTAGCGCCTTTGCCTCGATTTTGACTCTTACGCCTTTCTTTATGTTCCCAAACTTCCGTATGCTCATCAATGATTCGCTGAAGTCTGGTCGTGTTATACCTGATATTCAGCATTTCGCATGCTTCTTTCTTTGTTATTGGTTCGTCTTGTTCTAGTAAGTCTATTACTCTTTGAATGTTTGCACTATCTAGCTTCTCATGTGACTTCTTCTTCACACCTCTACTTATCGCCATAATTATCTCCATCTATTACTGTTGTATGTTCTTTTCCATATAGCATTATAGCGTAGTGAATAATCTTCAATAAGTCCGCTGGGTTTGCACCTTCTTTCTTTCCATACCTTTGAGCGTACTTCATTACATTACCCATACAAAACCCTCTGCCATGTCCACTATCGAATATGAACTCAGTTGCCTGAATTTTACCCTGTGCATAATGTGCGGCATAAGTTTTGTCAATGTAGTTCTTTAAATATTCTAGAACTGCATCTTCATTAAATTTATAATCAATCTTCTCCATACCAAAATCCTATTTGTGTTAATCTAGCAGTTTCTTTGGTATCTCCGAACCCTCCATCTTCTGATGTATGTAAGTAAGTAGCGTCGTACATGATAAGTCGATTATATCTATTCTCTACTTTACAATGTACTTTCCACTTATCCTTATCTATATCACTATCCCAAAAGCTACCGTAAAAATGAGGGTTTTCATACTCCTGCATTGCTTTCTTACTAGGGTAAGTATTCGTTATGTTGCCCTTGTCATCTTCAAATAGTAGTGTGCCTGTATTCTTAGGGGGATTAGGGTTTAGGTAGATTACAAATGCGTACATTTTACTACTACCTCTGTCGTCTCCAAAATTAGAATCTGAATGAATCCAATTATATCGATTACGCTTTTCAGCATAACCTATGTTGAATGCACCCATAGCTTTCATACTGGTATCTGTTGGTCGTAGCCCACTAATACTAGCAACTCTATTGCGTAGATAAATTCTATTGTGCCACCAATTAGGATCGTTCTGCACAGTATGGCGAAAACCTGCATGAAATACTTTAGGAGGGTTAGTACCCGCTCCTCTAACATAGTCTAACTTCAAAGCTTGTTCCCTGATTTTGTCGGGATTCTTATAAAAGTTATCGACTACCCAAATCACTTCTTCAGTTCATCAAGTACGTCTATTCCACCTTCTATCTTTGCAAGGTATTCTTTCTGACGCTGAAGTTGTCCTTCTAGCACAGATATCTGTTGTTCAATTTCTATCTGTTGCTGTATGAGATTATTCCTCAGAACGTCACTTTTGTTCATTGTTTCCATCTTATCTTCCATTACCCCTATGATTTCTTTGGGTAGTCCGAAATCCATTTGGTTCTGTGGCTCTGGTTCCCTAGGGGAAGGTATAGTAATCTTTATATCTTCCGCAGCTTCGGTTTCGTAAGTTGTATTCCACCTAATATCTTCTAGTGGTGGGAACTTTGTATTACTCTCCATGTGAATTTCCGTGTTGTCTAAATGCTCTGCCAATAACTGATTGGCTACCATCTTTTCTAATCATTTTTAAATTACGACGTAAGTGCATATCTACACGAGCTTTTTCAAGCCATGCTTGTTTCTTATCGTCGTCCCAGTCGCTAGGCATAGTGACACGCATACCATCTATCTCGTATGTTCTTAGTCCACTATCCTCTACTATGTTTTGTCGAATGACTTCATCAGTCATATAAGTCTCCAAAAAAGAAGAGTCACCCTCACAATCCTCTAGGAACCCGCGATGGGAACCTTGATGAGGCAGGTACGTTGTACCGAGTCGTTAATCTATTCTATTGTATGCTAGTCTTAATTACTTAGTTAGCGTTCAGACGCTATGTTTATACATTAGATTGCGGTTCACGGTCTTCCGTTCACTTGTCCTGCAAGGGGACTCAAACTGCTTAAACTATATTTATTTATAGTTTTATTTTTTTATTATGTATATTATACATAAAATTTGAAGTTCTGTCAAGAACTATTTTTAACTTCGTTTAATAACTACTTACTGTTTATCTTATCTTTAGCTGTACCTGCGTATAGTCCAAACCACGCAGCACCTGCTCCAACAACAATCGAGATGAGTCCTGATTGCTCTAGGGTAGGCTCTGGTAGTTCCATGAACCACATAGTACAGTAGTAGAGTAAGTAAATGTAAACAGATAAGAACATACGAGGAAAGATTCTCCAAGAGTCTACCATTTGCGATAACCATATCCATTTCTGCCATGGGTTATCTGGTTCTTTCTCGTTTTCCATTTCCATAATAGTTTGCTTTAGTTCGCCGATTTCGCTCACCATAGCCATAAACTTATTAAGGTCTATCTCAACTTCGTTCCTAGACATATCGCCTGAGAACTGTTCACTTGGCTGTGCCATTTATGTCTCCAATCCAATCTAACCAAGCCTCTCTCCAACTACCCTGCTTTTCGGGAGGGTGGAAATGAAAAGAAATTGATATTCTTGGGCCTAGGGTTTCAACCCTGTGATATAGTTTCGGTGGTAGATATAAAAGGTCTCCCTCGGTTAAGTCTATCACTTTATCTATAGTTGCTTCATGCGGTTTACAATCATACTCGGTTTCATTATAAATGTACCAGCGTACTGTGCCCCTAACATGAAACAAAAAGTTTTCCGTAGTGTCAGCATGTGTTGGAAAACATTTAGCATCTTGTCTACTAGACATATAAATGTTTGCCTGCCCTCTACCGAAATACTCTTCAAAATCTTCGCATTGTGTCCACAGTTGTTTATTTAAAAACTCACTGAGTGTCAAAACAAAACTATTGCCTCGCTTCCAATGGTCAAAGATTTCGCGTTTTTGTAACTTGAACTCTGCTTTCTTATGGCAATACTTACCATTCTTGTGTATAATTTGTAGCTGTGGCATTCTATAATGACCACTTAGTCCATAAGAGTTTAGATAATTATCTGCTTCTTTCCAACTAAAATAGTCCTTAAATATGGGTTTGTCATTCTTAACTACAAGCCATTCTTTCTTTTTACGAAATTCCTTAAAGTCTTCCATGCTCATTCCCATTAGTTTAGGTATCTTCATTCTGATACTCCCCAAACTGCAAGGGTGACTCTTGTACCTTTGGTCACTTCAGTTACCCAATGCTCATCTGCAGGAGAGAATATAATTGCATCTCCTTTGGTCAAATTTGCTCTTTCTCCCTCAATCATTAGGTCTCCGCCCTCAAAGTTATCTGTTAATAGAATACTACAACTGAGTACTCTCCCATGCTTGTTAGCATTGTCTACATGTTTTGCCATGCTGTCTCCTGCATTGTACCATTGTATAGTGCAGGCTACCCGCCAGGGTTTTAGTAAATCTTTTAATTTCTCAATAGCAGGCTTAGGTAATTTAAAGTCGGTTATATTAGTACCAATCTTTGCTCTATGATTACAGTTCTCTACTATATAATCACAGCCCCCTAGTGGGAACACTCCTTTTATCGTACTCATACTGTTATTATTATAAGTATACATAGGACTATTACAATTACATCTAACTTTCTGTGGTCTTTCATGGAAACATATTCCTTTCCCAGTCAGTATCTTTTTCAAAAAACCATACTACTAAACTATCTCTAATACCACTCTCTACGATATGAACTTTATGTCGTATCTCTGGTTGAAATAGTACTGGCATACCTTCTTCTAGTTTTACTACTGTCTTTTGACCTGACAAAATTATACCTTCTCGATGCATTCTGTCTGGTAATTCAAACTCTAAGTCTCCACCTGTAAACTCACTAGAATCATTTAGTAAGCAAGACATTGATAACTTTCTATAACCTTTATTTCCATTACTATCTGAGTGCCAGTCATAGAAATTTGTTTCATGGTACCTAGCAATCTGTAGTATCTCTGGTGTTAAGTTTGGGTAGCCTTGTTCGCTTACCCAATCTTCTAATAGCTGTATGCCTCTTGGTTGCTCTTTCTTACCTCTTTGTATGTATCTTACTTCTGTTTTTCTGTACTTATGGTCTACACCTCTAGCTGTCATACCTTCCATTGCTATATGTGTATTGAAAGTTTCTTTACATATATCTAACAGCTCTTGGGGAAGTCTATCTGGAAATTCAATTAACGGCACAGCACATCTTCGAGAAGTTTTATCTTGTATATTTTCTTCCAAACTAAATCAGTAATGTCTTGTCTTTTATGCCCTGCTTTTCCATGAGGAGAGTACTTGGGGTGCCACATCTGACTAGATAGTGATGTAAAATGTACATGCCAAATATCATCTAAAGCATACTCCGATTGCTCGTCTCTTGTTGTCGCCGGCCCATCAGTTACCCAGCCGTCAAAAGAGTTCCAACGAGAGTCTATTCTCTTTATTATATTATCTTCTACTGCCTCTCTGTCAGGAGCGCCAATCTTTTTACTAAATACATTCTTATAACCCCAGTCACAGTCTGCAATGTCGTCTATGGGAGCTACCCATTCTTTTGCTTTTGCACAATCCATCACAATTACACTATCACTAAACCAACCTCTCTCTTTATCTGTACCCTCATATTCTTTGGGGTTCATGTTAAGAGTGTCCCAAACCATGCCAAAAGCACAACCATTTAGTGCTGTGTCCCACAACATTCCAATGTCTCTAAGATTCATTTGGTCGCAGTCCATATAAATAGCTCTACCTTCAAAATTACATAGTTCTGGAACTGCATATCTAAAGCAAGTGAAGGGTGTTCCCCAACCTTCTTTATTCCAATCTGGGAACATGCTAGGTCGCATCCATGTTATCTCTAGCTCTCTGTCTGTATTCTCTGCTAAAGAGTACGCTAGTACTTTTTCAATCCAAGTATCTTCAGTTTCAGAAGTACCTACAAATATTTTTACTTTACTCATAGCTGTTCCCTCTCTATGTTCATTTTTCGTTTCTTTATAAGGTTTGGAGCATCTGGTGGGTTGACTCTGTAATATATAAATATAGCTCCTTCTTTTGGGTAAAAATTCATACATCTATCGCCTGGGAAGAGGGGTTTCTCTCCTACTGCAACATCAAAGCCAAAAGCTTTCATTTCACTCCACCTAACTAAGCTAGGCTCATGCACATGCATACTGCGATCTCCCATCTCATGTGTTCGGTCATAGGCTTCTTCTTCAGTCATATCGTGTTTTTCGACATAGGTGTCCCAACTGCGAATAGCTGCGTAAGCTTCTCCACTTAAAGTAATAATGCCTGAGTGTTTCCGAATAGTATGGCATATCGTATACTTACTTGCTTTTACAATAGTAAAGTTGGAAATAATTGCGTTGGGAAGATTGATTTGTTTGCGAATCTCTCCAAAGAGAGTTTCTTGTTTTTCTCTCCACATGGGGAGACTTGCATTCATTCGTTGGCTGGGTAGTAGATTATACATACAATAACTATCCGCGTGAATAAAACGCCAATCATTCTCAGCGTTCATGTAGCGGATAGCCTCGTCTGCTATCTCATAAAAGGGGTGGTAGTTCATACATTAGTAGTTTGTTAATAGGTTAATTACAGCATTATGCTCATTCGTATATTTTTCTGGTATACTCACATCAATAACTACTCTTGGGGTTTTTCCTGAATTCACATCTGCAAACCAAGTGTTTCCATCTTTGCCCATATGTCCCGCTAACACCGTCCAGTTTCCTGCACCTATGTGTCTGCGTTGGTCTCTAACTGTGACTTGCTTTTTGCCTTTCACTTCTATACTGTACCCACTACCTGCGTTGTTAATAAATCTGAGATATAGTCTGCCTTTGTTTTTAGAGTTATGCCAGCCTGTGTGTCCATGTAATGGTGGTTGCACAGTTATGGTATCGAAATACCAATTCGGGCAGGTTTGAATGTCTTCTCCCATACCATACTGCATATACTTTAAGAAGAAATATTTTTCTGTACGAAGTCTTTTCTTCATTTTACCACCTGCTATTGGGGCGACATGGCCACAATAATCTTGGTAATTATGCTGTTTGGGGTATCCAACAAAACTCTCATCTGCCATCAAGGTCTTTAATGTGGCAAATGTTGCATCTGGTTTTGGTAATGCCCTAAAACTGTGGGGCATTTGTAATAGTACTGTTGCAAAACTATCTAGTTTTTGCAACATTTTTATGTTTTTAATTGGTATTTGTTTCATTTTTCAAAGCTTCTGGGTCGGTCACTTTCTCATAGTAAACTACGACCTCTTTGAGTTCAGTTATATATCGCTTGAGTTCTTGCATATTATAACTCATCAACTCGTAATCAGGGATAGACATGGCTACAAAAACTATCTGGCCATGCTCCTTTGTCAACCTGTCGTGGAACTCTTCAATGTTTTTATCACTCACTACATACCATAGTGGCTCTTTTAAGTCAATCTCTCTAGGTAGAACAGGTTGTGTTATAACCCTGTCCATCGGCTTAGCCGTTACTTCTATTTGTTTAGTTGGGATTAGACTGCAACTCGACATCATTATCGAGAGAGTCAATAGTCCTACTAATTTCTTCGATTGATTCAAATACATTTTTAGTTCCCTTGTTGATTCTAGGCTCTAGCAATCCCGGCTTCGCCGCTGCTAGTTTGGTTAAATTATGACGTTTAAATATATCTAAATATCTATTCATCTCTAGTTGTGTTGCTTGGGACTTAGCCTGAAGTTCACCGAGCGACTTTGTTTGTAATGCAAAATCATTCTGCATTGTTGCGATAGCTTCCTCTTGGGTTGCTACTGCTGTTTCTAACTGCGCGTTGTTTGCTTGCAGCACTTGATTCTGTTGGTATAGGTAATAACTACCTAGACTTAGTACTAATATAATTCCTACTAATAGTTGATTCATAACTGTTCTATCCTATAATTAAGTCCTTCTGCACCTCGTATTTCTACTAATTCATCATCATCAGTTACGAACTTTAAGAACTTATCTTGTTTCTTGTGGAATTTTTTAACTATGAAGTCTCTATCGTCAGCATCGCCAAATATCGCATTATAACTGACTGTGAGTTTATATCTAGGAAATAGTGCATACTTTATATAAGTATAAGCCCATACTAGAAATTTCCAGACGGGCTTAGTAATCTTGTTATGAAGTTGCAAAAAGAACTTTTTCATGCTACAAAGAGGTCGGCCTCCGCTTGTCTGCGTCTTGTCAATCCTTCTAACACTTTACCACCTGCTTTATTCCATCTCAACATTTGAGCTGGAACTCCTGCGTAGTCTCCTGCGTTTAGAACTTTCAAAAGCGTACTGCTTCTTAGATTGCCACCACCTAAATTGTAAACCCACGATACCATTGCATCAAATTGGTTCTGATTTAGTTCTACTTCTACTAGGTCATTTATATAACCTTCGTACTCAATTAGTTCTGATTGTAGCATTTCTTCTGCTTGTGCTTCGGTAATGGTCATTCCTTCACTTACACCTTTAATGTGTCCGTACCCGATTGTCCATACACCTGCTGGGCATTTGTATGCCTCTAGCTCGCATCCTTCGAAATGCTTAATTAGTTCTAATCCTTTACTACCTATATTCATAATTTCTCCTATGAAGGGAAGTGGGGGTGGGTTACACCCCCGCTTGTCTTAGTCAATCTCAAACTGAACTTCTTTGCTCATGTCTTTCGTGATATTGACTGTGAGTAGGCCATCAAGTAATTTGATTTCTCCTACTGTGAGGTCGGAATTGAGGATAAATGTCTTGTCGAACGACTTTCCGCTTAATCCTCGATGAAGATAATTATCACCTCCTTCGCTGTCTTTAGCACCCTTTATTCGTAATTCATTGTCTTTTTGAATCACGGATAGTTGTTTTTTACTCCAACCGGGCACAGCGATTTCAAGTTTGAATCCACTTTTGCCCTCCACTATATTATATCTGGGATAGTTGTTATCCATTTGGTCAAACCAAGCTGGATTATGCCCTAGCCAGAAATTCTTTAGCAATTCTCTATGTATATTTGCTACCATAGTTAATCTCCTTTGTGCCGTAAACGGTCACGCTTTGCTCCCTTTCGGTAAGCAGGTTATTGTTATGTAAGATTTTTCACTTACTTGGTTATTATAACAATTTTTGAACTTGGTGTCAAGAACTATTTTCAATCATCATAGTCTATCATACCCTTGTCCTTCAAATAATCGAGTGTATCTGAAATGCCCATTCGTTTTCCTACTGTATAAAAGATTCCTGCAAATGTAATCGTGACTACAAGCCACTGATACTCGTTAAAGCCGAATAACTCCATACTATTTTCCTATATGTTTTACATCACTTCGTGGTATAACTTGATAAGCACCCTTGTTATACGCTGGAGCTACCGTGAATTTCTTACTTTCTTCTACCTTCCAAGAATTGTCTACTGGAGCCGAATACTTGCCCGTTTTCATACTAGGATATTCTACTGCTTTCGGTTCCATCGGTTTTACACTACTCTTTGCGACCGACTTGCTTGCTTTAACTACTGTTTTCTTCCAAGCATTTGTCTTACGCTTGCGTCCGCTTGGACTATATCTCATGCTACATTGAATTATCATGGTGATTTCTCCTTATATTTTTTAATGATGTATATATTATACTACTATTTAAGCGCGCAGTCAAGTATTATTGGGAACTCAACAAAAATAGTTCTTGACTTTTGGTTCTCTTTTTAGTATAATAACTATATGAGAACTTGGACTGACGAAGAAACAAAGTATCTGCGAAAGCATTACAACAATATTCCAGTGGACACGCTTGCGTCTGCACTTGGACGTTCAGCTCAATCTATAAGAAACAAAGTGCATATCATGCGTAAGAAGGGTTTCACTTTCGATAGGAAAACAAATGAAAAGAATACCACTTAAAGGCGGAGCTGAATTTGATGCT